CTCATCGTGGTTGCCTTCAGCGATAATCAGATGCACTTCCTGATGGCGCTGCAAAGACATGGTTACTAGTGATCGAATGATGCGAATTGCGGAGCGCCGTATCTTGGGAAATCGGCTGTCGGCATCTAGAACGTGCTTTGACGCTGGGGTTACTGGTGTCTTGCCATCAGTGTGCAGGAAGTCGCCCTGAATATTAACGACTGCTGTGTGAGCCTTTGGGCTTTGGTCGATCATCCTTGCCAGTGCTGCAATGATGGTTTTCTCTGCCAGCGATATATTCCAGTCGCTGCCGCCTTCTTTATGCCATGCTAACATTCCAAGGTGGTAATCAGTGAACGTATAAAGGTTGCACAGATGCTCCTCAGAAGCGTCAGGAGCAACGATAGCACTGGAGGGTGGTATGTCATCCTTAAAGCCGTCAATCGTCTCTCTAATCGCGTCCACAAGCGCTTCGTGGCTTAGTGACGCTTTAACCCACTGCCCAGTAGGTTTGCCTTCCTTATTGTAATAGGTGCTTACGCCCTTGGCTACATAGCCTTCAGGAACTGGTCTGGTGAAGTCATGTTCTGGTGAGTAACCAGATCGGGCAGCTTTCTTTATGACTGCGTTGTAGGCATCGCTGGCAGCGCCTTTATTAATACCTAATGCAAGTGACGCAGCCATTGCGCTTCCATGCAAGTTGACTGCTTCTAGCACTTCGCGCTGGCGAGGCGTAGCGTATGCAAGCAACGCTTCATCAATTTTTAATGGAAGTCCCATTTAGCTGCCTTTCGGACAGTCCTGCTCACAGAGACAAGTGAAAACGCTATTATGCAGCTCGACTTCGGCTACCGTTTCAGGCGTGTCTTGCGTTGCGTCATAGGTGATAGGTTTTGCGATAGCGCAGTAACTATTTACGGGAACGGTCGAAACGGTCGCGCAGCCGCTCAGTGCGCTCAGGATCAGGAATAACGATGGCAGCTTCGCCCAGTGCAATTTGCTCATTGATGGCCTCGTTCATTTCCTTGATAGTTTCCTGACGCCCTTGCCGCTTCCAACGATGCTCTGCCCAAGCTCCCAACAGCTTGTTTAGAACACCCAGCAAGAGCGTCAGGAACTTCATTACTCAGCGGCCTCAGCGATAGGCTGCTTGCTGACAAAAGACCAGATAGCAACGCCAATGGTTGCTACCGCACCAGCCAACAGGTCAACCGTCGCACCGTCGATGAGGCCTTTTCCTGCCATATAGCCAAAGCCAGCCGCAGCCACAGTACGAACGATTCCAAATAATTGTTCCTTCTTCATGTCGTTTTCCTTTACGCTTCATTGGTGGAAACAGAACCACCGTTCAAATATACTGGCTTGCCAATGACAGGCTCACCTTTAGGCCAGCGCGATGCAACAAGACGGGACTTGCCCAGCTTCATTACATTAACAGCATTGGATTGATTACCACCCAACACATAATAGAATCCAGCGTCTTCGCCAACATAGAAGCCAACGTGACCACCGCCAGCGCGATCAAAGACTAAGATAGCACCTGGTGCTAATCTATCGCGGCGCAGCAATGAACCATAGTCAGACCATGCCTTTGCACGCATATAGAACTTAGGATAAGACAGGTTAGATTCCTGCATACAACGAGCAACAAAGACACCGCACCAAGGCGTTTCGTCATCGTTCCACCAAGCCCTTAGCTTTCCCAGCCAGCGGATAATCGTCTGGTTATGACGTGGGCCTGGAATCTCTTTCAGCCCGTCATAAGACCTTGCGATCTTCATCCAGCTAGGTTCACTCATAACAGTCCCAATTTAGTGCCTATAAAGCCTGCCACAGCCATAACCAAAGCCAAGATGAATCTATCCACCCAAGCGTTAGTTTCTTTCGTTTTAGGCGCTGCAAGCTCTAATGCAGATATACGATCTTCAATCTTACCAATAGCCTTGAATGCACGTTCCATTGCGTCAGCCGTTTGCGCTTGGCGTTCTTCTACAAGAGCCAGCTTGGTTATTGCCTTTGATAGTTCATTCACAGCGATTTTCATATCAACCACATCGCTGTGAAGCATATCTATTTTGACAGTTAGGATACCTTCTTTATTCACAGTAAATCTCAATCATTAGATGCAGTTTAAGAATATTACCAACCGTTAAACTGCAATGTTGCGTTACTTTCAGCTCATCTATTAAACACGCTTAAAAAGGTAGCGCCACAAATGTTGGTGCAACAAAGGATACAGCGCCAGCCGCAACAGTAGCGCCAGCAGCAACATCAATCACAGCAGTTGCATCATTGCGGTTAATCGAAACAATCTTTTTTGTCCCTGCAACGCCAGCAATGGCTATGTATTGCCCTTCTTCAACGTTAATAAGGGTGCTTAATGTAATAGCAGTTGAGCCGTTAGTGGTGTTCGCGGTTGTGGTTGGTAAAGTTCCCGCTGTGCCTGAAACACTGCATTTCCACCCAGCGCCAGCGGCTGAGTTGAATATAACATCTCCAGCGTTCCATGTACCTAATGTGGGGGAAACCGTATTGTAAGAAATGCGTGATCCATACATCTGCGTAGCTGCATTCGATGCAAAGACGCGTGGCGCTAAAGAGCAGTTGCTTTCTAGGTTGTTGTATATGTTTAAGTTGTAAAACGGATTGCTACCCGCACGATCAATGGCGCGGGTAAAGCCAGAGAATGTATTTCCGTAAATAGACAATCTACGTCCGCAGTCTTGGAAAAAATTAACGCCAACACATGACGTTCCATCTTTAAATGAATACCGGTTATTGCAAATTGTCAAATTGTCAGAATTAAAAATATAAGTGGCGTTCGAATTTGCAGTGCCGCTGGATATAGAAATTGTGTTGCCAGATACGATAGTGTCTACAGCGCAAGAAATTATGATATAAGTATATGCTGTTACAGCATCACCTGAAGTGTCACAAATAATAGAGTTGTTAGACAGCGTGGTACGATATGCCTGTCTTGTGCCATACGTCCCGTTTGCGGGGGCGCTATCTCCGTCAATTCTAATTGCACGATGCGTGTTTAAAGGTGCGCTGTGGGCCGTGAAAAACACGCTATTGCCATCAATAACGGTATCTTCAACAAACCTAAACAGCGATATTCCTTCAAGGCATTTTAGAATGCGGTTTGACGACACTACGTTTTTCTTGGCAGATCGCGCCAATGTTACGCCATAAACGCCAATTCCCGCAGAAAACCCACTGACAATATTGCCAGAAATAATATTTCCAACTGTGTCGACAGCTTCAATTCCGTAACCGATAGTTGCCGTTCCATCGCGCTCTATAGTGTTTCCGCAAATGTCCCACCCATTTGAGTTCAGCGAGATTCCAAAAGAAACTGAGCTAGACCCTTTGCATCGAATGGTATTGCTTGACATAATGCTACGGGTATCAACATTTGTATTTGCAGCAGTCCAATCGCGCCACTCAATCCCCATGCGATAGGTTTCAATTATATTATCCGCGACAATTACCTGACCGCGCTGCGCTGGAGTTGCATCAGTGTTGTTTGCGCTAATACCGTTAAACAAAGTATATGCTGCGTCATTAGTAATAGTGTTACCGGAAAATGTAATTCGGTCGCCCCACTCTGTAGACGTTAGTCCGCCATTGCGGATATAGTTCCCAACAACCTTAGTTCCAACGGTACGGCTGAACCAGCTAACACCGACTAAACGGCAATTAGTTACCGATATGTTTTGGGTAGTCTGATTAATTGCCCCGCCAGTGTAACCAGCCGTGATTGGCCCATTACCATAAGTTGTGGTATCGTATTCTATCCCAAGCCCGTCAATAGTGACATTATCCGCACCATACGGAATATTAATGACGCCTATACCGGCTGACCCAGAGATTTTTGCTATTGTCCCAGGCCCAAAGTAAGACCCGTTAGCTTGTGCAGTCACCATCGAAACCATATAGCTTCCGGTGCTCTCAGGGAAATACACCGCATCAGAAGCATCAAATGCAGCCTGAATAGCGGCTGTATCATCCGTAACGCCATCACCGACAGCGCCAAAGTCTTTGACTGAAACAGTTTGTGACAGTTTGTCAGCTACAGTATACCCGCTAGTTAGAGCGCCAGTAAATGGTGGCTGGTATTCAATACTAGCAGCACCAACGCCAAGCCCAGTTCCTTCCGGAAAACTATAAACAAACAAGTCTTTGCTGTCATTTACAGTAATAGAAAAGTCCGGTGCGTTCACATAAAGCTGCGTTGGCGTTCCATTACGATAAACGTATCCACCACTTGTAATAAGTGGCTGGCTCGCTGTAATCGTTAGAGCTTCGTCATAATAGACTTGCAGCGGGTTCGTCACAGGATCAAGGTTAGCAACACCAATGTAGATGTTACCATTGTCGAGCGGCTGTCCATCGCGGTCATAAAAGACAGGATACGGAACTTGGATAGAAATGGCTGCCATTAGAACTTAATCCCTTGCGTCTTTGAGCTTATAGCTGAAATTATGTTACTGCGAAAGGTCATTGTGGCATTTCTACAGTTGGTGCTGCCATAGGTGTTTCTGGCCCAGTTGCTTCTGTTGCGATAACTGACGCAGAAGTAGCTGGAGCAGATTTAACTACGGCCTTTAAATAGTCCTTAGCCTTGTCACCCTTAAGACCAATAGTCGCAATAAAGCTACGGAATGGCTTGCTCATTGACACCTGATTGATGACGCGATCAGACGCATCGCCTTTGGTGGCCACATCATTCAGCAATCCTTGGAACTCAGGGCTGGAGAACATCTTGCCAGCAGCGCGAATGGCATCTGGATTGCCTTTTGTCATTGCTTGCATAATATCAGGCATAACAGCGCCAACGATAGGGCCACCCATGCCAGCAGCAGCTCCAACAGCACGTTTAGCCATAGTGCTATCCATGATGCGAGCAATTAAGCCTTCAGCGTTTAGCGATTCGACTAGCGCCTGATTTGCTTTACCTGTGGTAATTACATTGGCACGAGCCTCAGTGATGCGCTTCGATACCTGATACAAGTCACGGAGCGTGTCAGATGCTTTAGGGCCAAGGGCTTGCACAATTTCCTTGTATACTTGCGGGTTGGCACGAAGCTTTGGATATATGTCCGCAAACTCTGAGAAACCAAATCCACCCCTTTCAGCACCACGTCCTGAACGTGCGACAGATGCAAGCGCAGTTGCCACGACTTCCTTGCGGAGATCGTCAGGCACAGTTTTCATGAGCCGTGCAAAGTCTCCAGCCTCGCCCTTTGCACCGCTAGTGATAGCTGAACGCATCTTGTTGGCGATGCCGCCTTCTAGGTCTGTGCCAAAGGCGTTGACAATGCGGTCACCAAGTGCGCGTTCTTTTGCGTAGATAAGGTTAGCGCCACGCAATTCCCGACGGACTTCTTCGCCAGCAACACGGCCAACATTATCAAGTTGGTCTCTAGAAAGTGCGGCGTAAAGACGCTTCAGTGTTGCTTCGTCTAATGAACCATAAGTTGATTCTTGACGCTTTAAGGCTTTACCAATTTGACTTTTTTCACGAGCTAAACGACCATACTTGATTGGTTCTTTGCTTTTAACGAGAGCCATCAGTTTTTCTTCTGAAGCCGTCAATCCCTTTTCACCGACTTCGCTAACAATAACTGCTAGTTCATCGCGTAGATTATCCATCTGCACGATAGTCTGTTTTGGAACAAGCGTATCAACTCGTTTATAAATCTCATCAGCTTGGTCGTTTAATGCTTTGCGAGTAGTTGTCAGGTTATCTTTCACGCGCTGAGATACAACGCCTGGAGCAATAGCGCCTTCCACAAACTGTGCGTCAAACTCGCGCATGATGTTATCGGCTTGATCGACAGCGTTAGTTACTGCTGTTCTGAATCCTGCTTCAGCTTCACTGCCAGCAAGAGAGCGCGTCAATCCAACAGCCGCACGCACCTGTGGGTTGTCAGAAAAGACATCAGCAGGCACATCAATGCCAAGGCGCTCTGCTGCTGCTTTTGCTTCAGGGTTGATCTGCGCTTGTTCAGCTAGTTTGATTTGAGCATTCTTGGCTGCGCCGCCAGTTCCAGATGCTTTATTGATTAGCGTGCCAAGTTCAGCAGCCGCTTCTTCTGGAGCTACTGCCGCAACGGGTGGAGCAGCAGCCTCAATAGGCGCAGCCATGCCAGCAGCAGGAACCTCTGGAACCACACCAGCCACAGGAGGAACCACACCGCCATCAGGCGCTGGAGCTACATTGCCACCACCGCCCAAGAATCGCTGCGCTAATGCACCAGTTCCTGCGCCAGTGGTAAGGCCAACAACTGCTGGCAATACGCGTTCCATGATAGCAGCGTCAGGCGCAGCTTCGCCGGCACCGTATAGGCCACCATAGATTCCGCCACGCACAGCTTCGCCAGCAATCGTACCACCTGGGCCAACACGGGAAAGAGGTGATAGAGCTCCACCGATGACTTCGCCTGCCATTGTCGTGATAGGATACTGCTGTTGAGCAAACTCACCAGCCGCTTGCAATTTTGCAGCCGATTCTGGAGACACCAAGGCCAATGCTTCTTCAGCAAGGTTGCCAGTTAATCCGCGTATTGAACCAGCAGCAGCAGCAGCACCCATGCCTGGGCCTGCGCCTTCACGAACACCAGAGCGATTTGGCGTGAATCTTATCTGACGATTTGGGTCAGACCGAAGCGCCTCAATGGTTTCAGGTGGAAGTGGCTCAGTGCCTAACTGAATGGTAAGGGCGTTAATCTCATCAATGGATTTTCCGCTTTGCCATGCGCCCTGAAGAAGGCTTGCAATCTCAATGTCGCGGTCTGTAGCTATGCGGTCGCCCTGAGCTACTTCTAATGCGGGAACACCTCTTGGCCCAGCTTCAGGTGCAGCAGCAGCCGCCGCTTGTTGGAACAATGGCTTAATAACGTTATCAAATTCTTCGGCCAGAGGCCCAGCTTGAAGACGCGCAGCTTCAATCGCTCGATTCAATCGTTGATTTTTAACTTCGATTTCTTGTTCCGTATCACCATACTGCGGGAAATACGAAAGCGTTTGACCGATAAGCTGCTCACGATTGTAAGCCGCACCAGTGCCAAGCGTTAAGAGGCCATCAAGAATATCAACCTGCGCGTCCGTGACTGTGCGTCTTTCTGGCCCTGCAAGGCTACGGGTGACAATGCCCTCACCAAGAACATTGCGGGATAGCGTTTCAAACAGTCCAGCTTGCTGCGCCTCTGGCTCTGTAGCTATGACATTTTGAATGTCGTTAGCGCCGCCAGCAATACGGCTTAGTAAAGTCAAGACCTTGCTCTGCGCCTCTGTTGGCTTTGCATCTCGCTTAACTTCTGGATCAGCGGGGCCGCCAGGAATAAACTCTAATGTCCCTTCCTCAGTGAACTTAAAACCACTGGGTGCTTTTTCAGGCTTCTCTGGCTTTTCAGGAGCGGGAGGCACATAGATACCACCTGGCACTTGCTGCACCTGATTAGGCTTCGCAACAACAGGAGAGCTATCCCACCAATTTTCTTGAGCAGCCATCAATCAATCTCCAAAACGTCGCCGTGATCCACTAATGTCTGGAGCCTTGCCCCAGCCTGGATAAGTTACATGAATTGCGCCTTTGTTGCTAGGTGCAACGCGAGCGCCTGGATACTTTTGCTTTATCAAACTAATTGCCTGAGCCATCGTCATATTACCAGGCGGTATAAAATCTATAGCATCACCAGCAGGATGATAACCAACGCCAGTCTTTGTTAAGCCCTGCGCCTTCAACGATGCCTGATGCTTTTGCGTCCTAAATCCACTTGTTGGAGTAAACCCTAGAGCGCCCAAGTCCTTAACTGGGTCTATATTACTTCCCTTGAAAGTTACCAGACGGAGTAGCCGTCTGACCTCCTGGCTTTGTTCTGATGGAGCCGTCTGGAGCCTCATATGTAGCACCAGAAGGTAATCTGTCGAAGTCTGCTTTCGTGGTTGGCTTTGGCAATGGGCCTTTTTGCACATTGGTAGGCATAGGCCGCCCGCCCAAGATTGCCTGAAGCTCATCTGGTGTTCCGCTAAAGAAACCACCATTAGGAAGACTTACGGAAATCTTCGTGCGATCACGCTTCAAAGCTTCTTTGAACTCAGCGCTTCCAGGCTCTAAACCTTCTGCAATTAAGTTTTTAACAATCGAAGTGTCGAGCTTAACGTCTGTACCGAAAATCTTTTCATGCGCCTCACCGCCACCATAATTATAAATGATGGTCGATAGCACAGCTTCACGCGCTTTCGGGTCAGTGGTTGTATTGTACGTAGCTTTCGCTCGCTCGAATGTCTGAGCCAAATCTGGGCGATTTGAGTTATTCAATGCCTCAATACGCTCGTCGAACAACTTATTTACATCTTCGGGTCGATTCTCTCTGTTGAGAATAAAGGCAGTTTGCGACGCTTCAAGAATGGCCCTCTGGTCACCTTCGCCCATTGTCTTACGATAGCCTTCAACCTGCTCTTTCGCCTCTGGATACTTCAGATAAAAGCTCGCAAAAGATTGCGTGTCTGGCTTTTCCATAAGCGCAGCCAAATCCGTTTGAAGGCTTTTCTGCCTTTCAAGTTTAGCTCGACGATCTTGTTCAGCACGCTGCAGTGCAACGGACTCCAAGAACATCTGCCTCGGATCAGAGGCAATAGAATAGTCTCTAGCCACTAGAATAGTCCTTTGATTGGGTTACTAACTGCGCCCAATATGTCGCTATACATCTTACCCTTAGCCAAGGCTCCACCAGCCTGCGCTTCGCCACGCTGACCAAGAAGGTTTGCAATGTTACCAGCAGCGCTCATTCCAGCCGCGCCTACACCAGCAGCGGATTGCTGGCCTAACTGTGTCAATCCGCCCAAGCGACCATACTGCTGCTCAAGGAACTGATTCAACAACTGAGGACGGAACTGCGCCAATGCTCCTTGCACGTTACCGCCACGAAGCCCACCAGTTGCAGATGCCTGCTGTAATATAGCTTCCTCACCCTGCTGTGCGAGAGACTGAAAGAGTGGGTTTTGCTCTTGCCCCGATACATAAGCTTGTTGCGCTTCTGGGCCTGCAAGACCTAGAGCCGCCATCTGCGCTTGTAAGGCAGGGCCACCAGCGTCAGTGTATGGTTGCAGCAATGTCCGTAGTTCTTCGCGTGCAGCACGGGTTTCATCTACACCAGCCTGAAGCGATGCAGCCTCAATGTTAGAGGCTTTTTTAGCTGCATTGCCCTTTATTAAAGAGCCGCCAACGCTAACGGCGGCTGCAATACCAGTTACTGGATCAGGCATTAGACATTTCCTTCATATACTCATCAAGGCTTTCGCCATAAAGCTTCAACACAACATGACCTATTTCCATCGCAGCCTGTGTGCCGTGAACAAGTTGCACAGTTGCTAGAACAATATCATAATATCCAGCACGCCAAACAAAGCTAGTAGCACAAGCTTCCCCAGCAAGCTCAGTCGTATCAGATGCCTTCCACTTTAGAATCGCAGTGCTAACAAGCGGAAGTAATACGACCATGTGCGTTTGATAGAACGGATTAGCTGGCAAGCCGACCAATGCGTTCCAGATTGCCATGTCAGCTTCGTCGCGGTCAATCTTGTCGCCATCAACAATATCATCGAAAAGCTGGACGACTTGCCACAAAGCAATAAGCCATTCCACAGCGTCTTCTGGCAAGTCCAAGACTTCCACAAAGTTCCGACGTAACCAGTATTCAGGCGTTCCGCTTTTAAGCATAGTAGGCTTTCTGCTACTGAGCCACCGGCTGCTCGTAAACGCTCGGTGTATCAGCCTTATCACAATCAATCTTCAAATTCAAACTCTCGTTCTTCAAACGCTTGACAAGAGCGCAAATCATGACAGATGAAGTCGAATTTCGTGCAATAGCCACGGAATCCAGCGTCAACATCCCACTGATTCCAAGGGATTTTGTCCATCTTGGCCTGCGTCATGGTGCTATTGTCGTAATATTCGCACAGTGAACAGCGACGGCGACGGGCTTCGGCTTCATCGCATTGCATAGCCTTGCCAAGAGCAATCCAGTATTCAGGATTAGCGTCACGCTCGTTGCTGGGGTTCTTCGGGCCAAGCATCCAATCGTCGATCACGACCTTGGTGTTCTTCTTGTTCTCAGCGGCTGTGATGAATGGCTCGCTTTCACGCAGACCAGCAAAGCCTTCAATAATCATCATTGGCTTCTTCATGTTACTATCTCCCGTCCAGAAGCGCGAATGGTAAGGGATGTAGCCGCACTCGCAATAGTTGAAATGAAAGAACCAGTATCCAAAACTTGGCCAACCAGTTCAGGGAACGTGTAAGTCTCGCCAGGCGCAATCATGCGTGCATCGACGATTAGATTGTCATCACCAGCCGTTCCAAGATTAGGAACCAAATTAACACTGAGGCTTTCGTTGCCTGCGCTTGTGTTAGTGGCGGTGAACTTATCAATGACGCACCGGCAATTAACCGCAGTGTATTGCGTAGTCTGAGCGTTTTCAGCTTCTTTGGCTGGGATGATATTTTTAACCGTGACGGTCATGAACGACTCCTATTGCTGAACCTGAGTGACTTGAAGCACGATAGCTGGAGCGGCTGGCGCAAAGGCGGTTGCTGTAACATTTTCAACTGTGACATTAGTATCATCTGCTGCGAAAGCCATTTCAATATATCCATTAGCTGCCAGTGAGACTGTCTCAGACAACGCAATAGGTATATATCCGTTATTAACATCAGTTGTCACTAGTCGAGCAGAGTTGGCGATTACCGTGCCATTCTTTTTAAACCAAACCCAAACATTCTTAGCAGACGCACTGCCGCTCGAAAGTTGCACAGTCGCATCAAACCGATATAGGCCAGACTGAGGAACTATAATCCGTGAAGTCGTTCCTCCGATAGTCACGCCATTGCTGATTTGCGTATTGTCAAACGTCAGAAGGTATTCAGTGTCAATAGCTGCGGGAGTTTGGTCAGTTGTTTTTGTGAACACACCGTAATACTGCATCTGCTGAATTGTGGGCCGCACAAAAATAACGCCATTCGTTGCGTCAGATACAATACACGCCGCTAATGGAATAACATTGTCCGGCGCTGTAGGTTTTATATTGGTAAGCGCACCAGCGACTGTAGGCGATGCGTAAAGAATATCACCCGCAGAAAAAGCACTAGTATCGACATCGCGCACAAAGCCAAATGTGCAGCAATAACCTTTTTCGCCGCTATCCGGCAGGTCATGCGTCATAACACCAAGAATATAGAGTGTCGGGTTTGATCCGTCAGCCAGATAAGGGGAAACCAAAAGGGCGTTTGGCGTTGAACCTGCGAAACCAACAGCCGTTCCATTTGGAATTGTCACGCCTGTGGTGTTGCCAACACGAGCGTATGTTTCCTGCCCTATCTGTTGAATAACGCCGTATTCCATGCCGAGGTTTAGCGTCTGGTCAACACTGTTCCAAGCCATGCGCCGAGTGGTATCAGCATACGGAGGCGTGCCATCAAAATCAATGTAGTCGGTGGTGACTGAGTTGTTGTTTTCGATTAGTGGAGCCTGCGTCAGCAAATCAAGCGCATCTGCAATTCGCGTAATCTGTGCAAGGGCATCATTGGCAGAAGCCTGAGCATTGCCAGAACTTATATTAAGCTCATCAATCGTAACATTGCTCAATGTATCAACAGTTGCAAACAGCCGTTCAAATTGCTTGACCTGCTCGTGGTCTTGCAGGAACGATGCAAGCTGGTCGCGGGTAAGGTTTAGCTTCTGAACCATATCAGTAGGCCAACGGCTCTATGGCTGCCTCTAGTCGAGCAAACGACATATGAGCGTCTGATGTGCCTTGGAAGCGTTGAACGCGCCAGTTACGCATCCAGCCTTGGTGGAACCATACAAGACGCTTTGCACGCTCTCCGGTCTTGCCAGCCTTGATGAACTTCTGCTGGCTCCATGTCTGACCGTCAATCGAGTAGCTGGTGTTTATCGTTGGGTCTAAGCCAAACGCCACTGAACCTGTAAGCCCGACAAGCTCAATGTTCTGCAATATCGCGCCGCGTCCTTCGTTGTATATAATGGTCGTGCCAAACTCCCAGCGCACCTTCTGCCCCCAGTGCGTTGATATATCCTGTACCAGATACCCAATGGCATTGCTGGTAGGGTCGCCTAGCAACCACTTGTCATAGCACCACACGAAGTTCTGAGCGCGATAGCGAGCAAAGTCCACAAGGCTGCTTGTCAATGTGAACCATACAGGCTGGCCAAGTTCTTGCGTTGCGGCTGCGTCGAATACAATCGTGCGATCTGGAAGGTGGATATATAGATGCTGGTGCGCTCTATCATTCCGTGCCTCTAGCTTTACCCCAGCCAACTGCGCCTCAGTGTATGTAGCCAGCAGTTCGTCAATCTCTTGCGTGCTGACCTTGTTGGCGTTTGCGTTAGCGCCAAGATATATCCCTGGGGCTTCGTTAAAGCCGCTACCAAGGAATGCAATGTTCTCAAGGAATACGCAGCAAGCGTGCGTGCCGACAACGCCCTTTTCAATCTGTGCGCCTTCGATACGTTGGAACGGGAACAGGTCTCCGCCCACGTTGTCGAACACTTCGATTGTATGGCGGTTAAGCGCATAGACTTCATTGCGTAGCTTCAGCAGGGCAACCACTGGGTCAGGGTCAACTTCTGACGAACCATATTTCAACGGGTTCACTGCGAACGGATTGCTTAGGTCTGTGACAACAAGGAACTCTCCATCAGTGGTCATCCAGTACCCATCAACCCACACCATATCCAGAACAGGGCAAAGGTCGGGGTCGGTGTTCTGAGCGAGAACGCCCGTCGCTATATCCCACAGGAATAGATTGTTGTTCGACGCAATGCCGATATATTCAAAGCTGTAGTCAAGGGTTACATATTGGCCATCATCGCCGACATCGCCTAAGATTGTCACAGTCCCATCATTAGCAACTGATACGAACTTAGAACCCATGACGCGGTAGCAAGTTCCGTTATAGTTTATGCCGCCGCGATCAATGCCAGGGCCAGTGCCGTTGCCGACAATGCCTTCAGCGGGTCGCAAGTAACCATTACTGATTCCGTTCGCCTTTGGCACAGGGACAAAGTTCACAGGATAGGACGTGCGAAAGTCCGGCCCGTTGTCCGTGTAAATGCCGCTAAGGATTGGAATCTGCGTCATGTTGTAAGTGCTTGCAACTGAGTATTTAGTAGTCTTGTGTTGTAATAAGCAATACGACGGATGTGGCCACTGAGTTGTGTGAATCCATCATTGTTACGATGACCAATATCCAAACGGCTTATTGAAGGAACCGTTCCAGAAGTGTCCGTAAGAAGTCCACCGCCGTTAATGGCAGAAGCGAAACTATTTACTTTATACGCAAACGCTATAGTGTTGACCGCATTTGCAACAGTAGTTCCTGCTGATTGCAGGTCAGCTTGAGTGACGCCGCCGTTGGCAACCGAGCTTCGTAAAATGAAATTACCAGTCCCCAAATCTATGCGGTTTGATAAATCAGTAAAAGCCACAGCTACAGCGGCATAAGTGGAAACATCAACAGTATCAAACGCAGCAACAAATGTGCCCTCGCTCTGGTTATACCAGCTAGAAAAGTTTGTGCCTGTCATTGATGCTGAATCTGCATTACGTACTACGCTGGTTCCCGCTGTTGGAATAAAGCTAGTAGCAAATCCCCCAACCTCAATCTGTGCGTATTGAACTGATCCGGTCACTGTGCAAATCAATGCACCTGCGGTCGGTGTGAACGTAAGCGTTTTGCGGCTAGGATATATTCCCGTCCCTGTTACGATTGCGACAGCAGCACCTGCCAAAGTGATTGTGCCCGTCCCGTAGAAACTAATTGTGTGCGCGACTGCTGTTACTGTGACAGTTTGCGTTGACAAGGATGTTCCATCAATAAGGCTATTGAGAAACAGATTCGTCCGCTGCTCCTCCATTAGCAAGCCCTTGGGAGCCAATGTTACAGGGTCATAATCAAAACGTGGCTCGTTAATCGCTGCGCTCTGAATAAGTCCATTGCTACCGATAAACGTAGCTGTCGATGCGCGTGTGAATGTAATGCTGCTGTCAAGCGTTCCAGTGAGGAAGTTGAGCGCAAGCGAAGGAACGCCAGTCGTTGCTGTACTCAAGCGACTGACATGACCAGCGCCACGACCTCCCCAATGGACGGACATTAGAGACCTTCACCTTCAGTGAAGTAAATGCGTCCAGTTGCACCGGCAGCAATAGCAGCAATGTAAAGCTTACCATCCTCACCAGGAGAGAATGTTAGAACTTCATGCACACCAGGGCCAACAGGAGCACTAGTAGTTGTGCTTGCAGTCACGGTTACATCGCCACCGCTAATCCAAACAGTCGCAGTGCCATTGTTCATAATGCGAACACTAATTGGGCTATTGCGCTTACCAATAAGAACGCGCTGGGATGATCCAGAAACGTTGATATTTACCGTGCCGCGTGCAGCAGGTGAAAAAGATCGAACCATTATATTCTACTCCTATATTCGCAATCTATCACAATATTAGGGTAGCGTCATCAATGCTCTGTTTATTATCCAACTTTCCAGTTAGCGCCATCGCTAAACACGGGAACCTTATTTGCGCCGCCACCGGCAACAGTTGCGTTGAATGTGGTAGTGCTTCCGTCAGTGATAAACGCACGCGCACCAGCATTGCTAACAGCAGCAGGAAGCTGGGCATATGTCACAGGCGTTGTCTGAACCGATGTGCAGGTGACAGCGCCTAGGTTTGCCTGAATGTATTCGATGAGCGTTGTAATGGATGCACGACGGCTGTCCCCTTGATTGGGAACCCATAAAACAACATTGTCACCGCCTGATACTTGCGTAATCAGCGGAAGGAAATTGATAGTAGGCATTGCTTAACTCCACTCAATGGGGCCATCTGGCCCAGCGTCAACAGGGTCGATAGGCGGATAGACGTAAGGATTATCCCAGCGCCAAGGCTTGTTGCCCTGACCAATAGGCATTGTTTCTGGAAGTTGTTTTTCAAGCGGGAACGCTGCACGCTGCATCAGCACGTTATAAGCGTTCTTTGCTACCATCTTGG